CCACATCGGGCGGTAAATGCCTCTTTGTGGTCTCTGTGTATTTGGTAAGTCCGGTCTCTGAATCCTTGAAGTATGTTTTTGTCTCTTCGTATTCGTAACCAAGTGCACGTCTGAACAGTGCGTTCTCAACTTCTGCCACAGCAACGGCTTTGCCCTTTTTTATGGCGTCTTTTAAATCCTGATATGTGGCGATGTATGTGCGGAAGGTTGAAATCCCGACGCCTAAATTCTTCGCGACCTGGTCTTGCGTGAGGCCGTCCCGAACCCACTTCTCGATGGCTGGGAATTCCGGCTTAACGAGAGATTCGTAGTTGCTGTGTCGACCGCCTTTTCCCATGCCATCACCTCCTAGTTTTTCGTGTACACTCGTGGAGGCGCGAGAATTGTGCTGTCTCGCAAAAGTTATCCCCCATGGCTGCACACGAAAAAGACCACCCTCGCGGATGGCCTTGAAATGTACTCTTTTTGGTTGTGGGCAGTTTTTGAACCACAGGTGAATTTTACCCCCCAAACTTGCCAACCGTCAAGTGCTTTGCGCCCAATCACAGCATATGCTAACTAAAATTTTTCGACAGGCATCGACAATATGCTAATTTGTCCATATTTGTACAGCATTTAGGTCTTTTGCTAATCGCGATAAAGCTAATGCTTTTTGTCTGCAAAATGTTCGCCAACTGATGCCTAGCGCAGTTTTGACATCCTCGTCGATTGGCAACGGGTCACAGCTCAAATACCGAATTCGGACAATGCCTCTTTGGATTTCTGGCAACCTCCTAACCTTTCGGTCAATGTAATCCACGAAGTCTTGCCGACGCAAATCCTCTCTTGTAAGCATCCCCGTTCCCGAGAAACCCTTAGGGCCAGAATGGTGAACGGGGAACACCCTGATTAAGTCCGGGTCACGGGCGTTAGCATAGCCCTTCTTGGCCTTTATCGGCGCTTTGTGGTCCACTCGTTCCTGTGCTAAGTAAGACGTGCAAATTCGATAGCATTGAAAGATTTCCTGTAAAGTGTTTTTTGCTTCAAAGGCCACATCTACCACCGTCCCTAGTTTCGTTCGTCACCTCTGACTTTTCGGGTCACGGTCTGCAGCTCCATGGATAATCGCGATATGAAACCGCTGTTCGTCGGCGGATCGTTGGTGGGACACAGCGGGAACAACTCTCGAAGCTCATCTCTGTTTCCGTGAACCCACGTTTCGCGGATCGCATGCCGGATATTACGCTCCGTGCGTGGTAGGGTCGACTTGAATCGTTTGGCGACAACTGGGTATATCTCTTTGCTCAAAGAGCAATTTGCTTCCGTGCAATCGTGGGCAATTGTAAGCGCCACGCTCAGCATCTTATACCCAGTAAAAGGTGTTGGCACCCCAAGTCGGTTCAGTAGCACTCTTGCCTGGATTTCAACGTCAACTTCGGTCATCTGCATATTCTTCACTCTTCCTTTACTCGTTCTATTCTTGCTTTCAAAGCCTCCATCAGTCCGTCTTGCAAACTGCCTTTATTCTCAAGTGCTCTGATGACATCTTCATCGACGCCGCCTTCGACCACCAGATGGTGGATAATTACTTTCTCGGTTTGCCCCTGTCGGTGCAATCTTTTATTGGCCTGCTGATAAAGTTCAAGGCTCCAATTCAAGCCGAACCAAATCACGTGATTACCACCTTGTTGCAGGTTTAAACCGTAGGCCGCGCTGGCCGGATGAGCCAAAAGTATGTCGATTTGTTTGTCGTTCCAGTCGTCCTCGTCCTGCGGTACTTTTAGCACCCGTACTCGCAGACCAGATCCGCTTAAAGCCTTTTGGATCCGGGACAGGTCGTGTTGAAAGCTATAAAACACCAATGCAGGAGAACCGTTCAATCCCTCAATCAGCTCTGTGAAGGCCTCAATCTTGCATTTGTGAATATCGATGACGTTGCGCTGCTCGTCATACACCGCACCGTTACACAATTGCAGTAGTTTGTTGGTCAACACTGCAGCGCTACCCGCATCGATGGTTGTTTCGTCCACCTGCAACAGCATCTCTTTCTCCAGCGATTTATACGACGTAGCAGCTTTTCCATCCAACACCACTGGCACTGTCACATATGTCACGTCAGGTAGCTGTAGGTAGTCCTCCGCTTTCATGCTGACGCATATATCGCCGATTAACTGCCGGATAGTTTCGTCCGCACCAGGCTTTAATGCGTAAGTGAAAACTCGGTCACGGTCACGTTGGTCTGGCTCAAAGTACCTCTCGCGAAAATGTCCGATCCTTGTTCCAAGCCGTTTACCCTCGTCCAGCAAGTACACCTGCGCCCACAGGTCAAGCAGTCCGTTCGGTGCGGGCGTTCCGGTTAGCCCGACAAACCGTTTGATGTGCTGCCTCACCAACGTAAGCGCCTTGAAGCGTTTCGCCGTTGGGTTCTTAAAGCTTGAAAACTCGTCCACCACAACCATGTCGAACGGCCAGGCATTGCGGTAGTACTCTATCAACCACGGAATATTTTCGCGATTTATCACGTAGATATCAGCTGGCGTGTTTAAAGCACGCACTCGTTTTGTCACTGCCCCAAGCACCGGCACGATTCGAAGCATTTGCAAGTGGTCCCACTTCGCAGCTTCTTTGCTCCATGTCGCTTCGGCCACTTTCTTTGGTGCGATGACCAAGACCTTTGAAACTGCGAAGCGGTTAAACTTCAAATCGTTGATGGCTGTCAGTGTGATTACAGTTTTCCCAAGGCTAACCCATGTCCAAAAACAAACCCAGGGCTTCGTCTGTGATTAAACGATTGATACAATATCGCTGGTATGGGTGCGCTTTGAACATCATGTGGGCATCACCTCGATTCTCCATTCACAAAAGTTAAAATTGTTGCCTTGCTTTTTACGTAAGAAATTAAACGCCCACGGTTTATCCGCTAAATCAGTCGCCGCGTCCTTTAGGCGTTTATAACTCCTTGATTCACCTGTGTTAACTGAAAACGCCGAAACGCGCATATCCTTCTGCAAACCTAAACGCCTAGATTCGGCAATATTGTATTTAGCATCGCACCATTCCAAATTGCTTAAAGAATTGTCGCTCTTATTTGCGCTGATGTGGTTCACAGCGGGATACCCCTCAGGGTTTGGTAAAAAAGTTTGGGCAACCAGTCGATGAACATAGTGTTTTTTAGCACGCCCTTGTTCGTCGTATAAATTCACTCTCAAGTATCCTCCCGTGTTCACATAAGGCTTCTTCAAACCTTCTCTCCTCGAACTTGTGTGCTTTAGGGACCAAACGTGACCGTAATGGTCCACGGCATACAGGCCCCCGTAGGAATTGATATCTTTCAAGACGTACACTTTGATCACTCCTCTTGTTGCTGCTTGATAAATCCATCCACACCTTGCTTACTGTCTAAGACCTCTACCTGAAACCCCAACGTGGTTAACTTCTTGTGTTGTGCCTGTTGCAACGGAGTGGGCTTTTTTCCCGGCGCTTTCAATTCCACGAAAATTGCTCTGCCTCCCGGAAACAAAACCAATCGGTCGGGCACCCCCGCAGTACCCGGCGAAACGAATTTGTAAGCTCGTCCACCCACTGCCCTGACTTGCTCACGAAGATAAGTTTCGACGTCACGTTCTCGCATGCTTATCCACTCCTTTCAAATTCCTAACGGGTTGGGATTTTGGAAAATACCACGTCAGACACTTGCACCTATTTTCCTTACGTGCGTGTGTATTAGGCGCATTAGGTGTATCAGGCGTCGCGCGTCTTACCTACTTCTTTATTTTTTCTTTATATAGATAGAAAGTGTCTAACCTGTCTAAAGTAGTAGCGAAGACTTTAGCGGTAAGACTTTTATGCTAGACACTCTGAACTTAAAAAGTGTCTAAATGTGTCTAAGTGTCTAAAACCCATAATTTAGTTGGTGTCTAAAATCTAACCAAGTGTCTAGCCAAGTGTCTTACGCACCTTAAACCCTCTTTGGTTCCCGTACGAACCAAATGATTCTCTGCAATCGTTCCATTCGGTAACAGCCTTTAGCATTCCGTTTATACTCCTTGCATCGGTTTGGCGCATGAATTTGATGTCGGCTCCGAGACATTCACACCACACTTCAGCTGCACATATCCGTTGCCGCTCCATCGTGTCAACGCCCTTCCGTCCAAACTCTCCGGACCAATAAAGACGGCGTTCACTCAGCGTTCGTTTATCCCAATCAGTGGGCACACGACGATCCACAAATTCACGGATGATACCTTCCTTGGCATCGGACTCTCTGTGTGCTTCTTGTTCAGCCTGTGCGTACTTCTCCACGTCGCCCGACAGAAACAGAGACTCTCCCATCTGCCAGTAACAGAACGCTTCAGCCCAAATTTGTGGGACCTCTTCTTCTAGTTGTTCAAACACATTCTTGGTCGCTGGATAAATGCCAACATCGACTGGCCAGAACCTTCGATTCCCCGTACGGTCCTTTAGAAACTCACCCTCATTTGAAGTTCCGAAGAATACGCAACGCCTCGGGTATTTCCCTGTCCGCCGACCATAAGGCTCCCTAAATATGTCCTCAC